CGAGACCGGCAGCGCGGCAGACTGGTCCTTTAAGAACGGGATTTACGTCGGGATTTTTAAGAAATGGGGGATTGTTGTCGAAGAACAGGCCACCGGTACGCAGACCTCGGCGCTTTTCAAGAATAATGGGACAGGTTACGCGGCGCAGTTATTGATGTCGGCGGCGCCGACCGGGAATGCAGCTCTTATAGTCGATAACTCTACAGAAGGACCGCAAGCCGCCATCCTTTACAACGGGCATATGGTGGCTAAACAATATAAGGCCACCGGGCACGGCCTAGTGCAGCCTTCTATTGGGGCCTGCGGCACCGGCCCGACGCTTGGCACAAACGCGACTGATATGTCGGGTTATATCGCCGCGGGTACCGGCACAACATCGTGCGCGGTTACGTTCGGCACCGCTTTCCTGGTGACGCCCGCTTGCGTTGCGACTGGGCTTAACGTCTCAGGTTTTTCGATTACCGCCATGTCGACCGCCGGATTTACGGTTGCTAGTGCCGGGCTTGCCGGGAGTACGTTTTCTTATATCTGCATGCCGCAGGGCGGCTAGGCCATGCGGTGGCTGGTGCCGCTGCTGATGTCGCTCGCAACTCCCGCGTGGGCGCAGGACAAAGCGCCGCCGCCGGTACGTTCTGCCGTGCTGGCGTGGCAACAGATGGGTGCCGCATTGGAGACGCTGTCGGGATACTACGAGGCTCGGATCGAAGAGTTAAAGCGACTGTGTGGCGAGCCGTGCAAGGATAAGTGAGCCACCGACATGACCATCTCACCCTGGCCTGAATGGTTGCCGGATCAAGCCGATTTCGGCAACGCCGGCAGCCCGGTGATCAAGAACGTCATCCCCTTGACCCCGAAATCCTATGGCCCGATGCCATCGGCGGTGCCGTGGTCGAGCAACACGCTGACGGAAGTTTGCCAGGGCGCCTACGCGATCAAGGCGCCGGACGGGCAGGCGTATATTTTTGCCGGGGATCGGCAGAAGCTCACCATGGTGCCGCCAGGCACCAACACGATCGAGGATGCCAGCCGCACTGCCGGCGGGGCCTACGCCACCTCGCCGATCCCGCTGGGCGGCGGGCACTGGTCGATGACCAGTTTTGGCAACCGCGTCATCGCCACTAACGGGGTCGATCCGATCCAAACGATGTTGCTGGGGGAGGCTAACTTCGAGGATCTCCAGCCGGGCGACGCAGAAGCGGAGCCACCGGTCGCGGCTGCGCCGCTCGCCCGCTATGTTGCGACGGTCAAAGACTTTTTGTTTGTCGGCCACACCACCGACCCGGTCGATGGCCCGGTGCCTTACCGGGTGTGGTGGTCGGCAATTGCCAACCCGCAAAGCTGGCCGACCCCGGGCTCCGTAGAAGCGCAACAGGTCATGTCCGACTACCAGGATCTGCAGCAGACCGATCTCGGCAACGTCACGCAACTGGTCAGCGGTTTCGCGCCGGGGTCTGACGTTTTGATCTTTTGCGAGAGGGGAATTTACAGCGCCTCTTTCACGGGGCCGCCGCTCTTGTTTTCGTTCCGTCCGGTGATGGGCGCTTCCGGGACGATGTCGCCACGCTCGGTGGTGCAATCGTTTGCTCGTGATAATTCGGGGGCGCTGAGGCCGGTCGTCTACTATCTATCGGGCGACGGCTTTGCCGCCTTCGACGGATCGACCAGCTTCCCGATCGGCGCCCAGAAATTCGACCGATTGTTCTGGCGCGAGTTGGACGACACCCATCTGTCCTACGTCCAGGGGATCAACGACCCGCGAACGCATTCGGTGATCTGGGGCTTTGCCACCCCGGGCAGCAACGGTTTGATCTCACGGCTCCTCGTTTACAACTGGGAATTGGCACGGGCTTCCTACATCGAACTGGAGCCGGCGCAATATCTCGAATGGCTGACTGTCGCGATGTACGGCACGAGCTACAATCTCGACAATATCCCCGAGAGCATGGGCAATCTTGACACCTTGAGCCCGAGCTTCGACGACCCGTTCTGGACCGGCAACATGGAAGCGCGGCTCAGCCTGTTCGACCGCGATCACCGCCTTTCGATCGGCGGCGGGCCAGCCCTGGCGGTGACGCTGGAGACGGCCGAGATGCAGCCCAACGAGGGTCGCAGAGCCTGGGTCAGATTGACCAGACCATTGAACGACGGTGGCACCGCGACAATCGCTGTCGGGCACCGCGAGCGGCAGACCGACCCCGTCACCTGGGAGGCGCCGGTCAGCATCAATCAGCTTGGCGAGTGCCCGCAGCGCGCGACAGGGCGCTACCTGCGGTTCCGCATGCAGATGCCGGCGGGGCAAGCCTTCTCGCACCTGCAAGGGGTGGACATGACCATCATCCCGGAGGGACAGCGGCGATGATGAGCGCGCTGGACATGCTGAAGCTCCGGCTGGGGCAACCGGGTCAGTCGATACCGCAAGTCATGCCGTCGCCCGAGGTGCTGGCAGCACTGGCCGAACGCCAGCGGGCTTGGCAGATGCAGACGCCGAGTTATGGCGAGGGTGAAGTTATTCCTGGGTCGCGCAATCCACTGATGGAACAGGAAGATGCCAGCGGTGCTTTTGCCGCGCCGCAGCGTGAAGAGCGGTTGATGTTCGACCGAGCGGAAGCTCTTGGTCTCTTAAATCCTTATGGCGATCCTTGGCAAGATCCGCGGGCGAGAGCATTGCCGGAAGGCGGGGCGTGGGCGTCACGCCCCCCCGATGTACCGCCCTACTCGTCGCCACTAAACCAGATGCTGCAGCGCCCGCCGTTCGGGCTCTACTGATGGCCGCGCACTCGCCGCTCACAACCGTCATCCCGCCGGTAGCACCCGACCAGCCGCCGCAGGCATACCCGCAGTGGTTGCGCGAAATTGCGCAGGCGGTGAACCTGATCGCGTCGAAGCACAACAACCCCAGCGAAGAAGCGCGCGACATCGCCGAATTGCAGCAATTGGTGGCAGATCTATCGGTACGGCTGGAGGCGCTGGAGCGGCGGTGACAACTGGAAAGTAATCAGGAACCAGTTAAGACTATTTCGAGCGGCCACCCCTTTTTTATCCGCCGTATTATCGTAGCGTGCGAAACCCCAATCCGCGCAGCCCACTCAGTTAGGTTCATCGTTTCTCCAGCGTAAGTTATTAACCGCACCTTCCGGCTGTTTCGCGATTGCTCTTTCGGTGTCGCCCATCGGCAATTATTAGGTTCGTAGTCGGCGTTATTGTTAATGCGGTCCAGTGTATGGCCTTTGGGTGGATCGCCTACATCTGTGTAGAAATTAACGAAACTGTAGCGCCAGCGATCGCACACACCAATCCCGCGGCCGCCATAGTTGGCGTGGGATTTATGTGTAGGCGAATAGCACCGAGCTAACATGTTTTGCCATACGCTATATATAGGCGTATGAGATTTACCGTGGGTAATGACGCGATTTGTCGCTATTTCGATATTTAAACAACCACATGATTTCGTCGTGCCGCGTCGGAGGTTCTGGCCGCCGACGATTTTCGTGCGTCCACAGGAGCATCGACATTGCCACATGCTGTTGCGTGCTCGCGTGAGAGCCTTGGATACAACGGTCAGGCACCCAAAACGGAGGCCGACGAGATCGAGAGCGGGCATGCGCCAAGTGTAGCGTCCGCGCCTGTTGGCGCAACGGTTCGTTTGCCCTCTTTCGATGAAATCGTCGAGCATTGGAGTGTGATCGCGCCCCATTTGCGCAAGGCAACCGTTCGCACTGGCTGCTACGAACCGATCGACCTCCTCCAGCTCGCGCTCGCGGGGCAGGTCGGGATTTGGACCTGTGAGGTGGGCGGTAATATAGTGGCGGCGATTGCCACCACTGTAAAACAATATCCACGAAAGAGGATATTAGAGATATTGTTTTGCGGCGGATCGCAAATGCGCGAGTGGATTGATGTTGCTGTTCAGAAGATCGATGCGCACGCGCACGAATGCGGGTGTTCGCATGTTAGCGGGATTGGTAGGATTTCATGGGGAAGAGTATGGGGCGGCAAAGTGACTGATTACGTTATTGTCAGGGGCTTGGGAGAGTTACATGTCTAAGGGCTCGTCTTCGCCGGCCGGCTATACCAACGTCACCAACCCGGCCCAGGTCGCCCAGCAACCATACCTGAATTTCGGCTGGCAGGAGGCGCAGAACCTCTACCGCAACAACCCGCAGACCTACTACCCGGGCCAAACCCTGGCGCCGTACATCCCGCCCGATCCGG